GACGAAATACTATAGTAAAACTTTTAACAGAATGGGGATTGCTCACCCCATTGACAGATAAATACAAAGACAATCAGCTGAGTATTGCACAGTTGAAAATCATTCCTTATAAAGAAAAAAAGGAATGGGAACTGATTCCCAAGTATCATATCGGAAAGTAATCTTTATATTATGCAAACTCAAGTGATAAGTTATTTTTGTGATGTGGATGAAAAAACATACTACAGCGATCATGCAAAGCGATTCATCGAAGAATGTACTCGTTTTTCTTTGCCATATGATGTGGTACATCTTGAATCGCAAGGTAGTTATCAAAGTAATTGTCTCATTAAACCTAGCTTTATATACTCAAAGCTAATGGAACATAGAAAACCACTAATGTGGTTAGATATCGACACTTACATATGCAAACCACCTATTGCATTTGAAAATTTGACTACCTTGGGTGTAAACATTGCAGTTGCATCTACTGATGTAAACAATTTAGTGCGAATCAAAGCATCTCCTATTTGGTTCAACTATAATGTTGATACTTTACAATTTGTCAAAACATGGATAGATGAATGTCAAAAAGTCAAAGCACTAAAGAGCAATCTATTTGATCATGAAACTTTTTTAAACTGCCTGGGTAAATATCTCAAAGAGAAGAAAATCGCTATTCTTGGAGAAGAATATTGCCAATGGCCTGGCGCTCAGACTGCTAATACGGTACTCATGATGGGATTATCTGATATGCCATCTAAAAAAGAAGTACTCAAAAATATGGGATATAACGATGAGCTGATTGAATGGCAATCACCGGGTGATTCTTTCTTGCGAGTTAATTCATGAATGTTTTATATGGATTAGGATTTCCGTTTGAGCCTCAACACTCTTCTTGCTCAACTCGTAAACCAAAGAATTTTCAGTGGGAAATGGCTCCACATCAAAATTTAAATACATTAGTGCTAATAGACAATGTAATACCACAGTACGAAGCAATTCCTGTTGATGTGACTAATCTATATGGCTGGGTGTGTGAGTCTCGTTCGATTGTTTCTCACACTTCAATCTTTTTGGCTAAAAATTATAAAGAATTAGAGAACAAATTTAAACGCATATTTGTCTCCGATAAACAGTTAGTGAGTTTGTCTTCGGTGTTTCAATATTGCCCAGCTGGCAGTAATTTACCGTGGATACCTGAGAGTCAGTATTCTGTATACCCCAAGACTAAATTAATAAGCATGGTTGCGTCTGCTAAACGAATTACTAAAGGACATATGATTCGTCATGGGTATGCAGAACGATTTAAAGATCATTTAGATCTCTTTGGTGGTGCTTGTGGTTCTCCTCGTCTTCCTGACACAGATCCAACCAAACCTTGGATGAGCAAGATGTATGGTCTTAAGGATTATATGTTCTCTGTTGTTGTGGAGAATGACTTCTACGACAACTATTATACCGAAAAAATTACTGACTGTTTTGCAACTGGAACTATCCCTGTGTATTTGGGAAGTCCTAATATTGGTGATGTGTTTGATACAAATGGCATTATTAGTATGAATGCAGAGTTTGACATTAATACACTAACACCCGAATTGTATGAATCTAAACTAGATGCCGTTCGTAAAAATTTAATTAGAGTTTCTACGTTAGAAAACTCTGATGATACATTATGGAAAAATATAAGTGAAACCATTAATAATTAATGCCAATTACCTGTTTACACCAGATCAAATACCAGAAATAAATGAATCCTGCGAAATCCACTTTACTCGATTTGGTAAGAATGAAAGACCTAGTGGTTCTGTTACTTTTTATTCGGATGCAAAACATAAGATTTTTGTAAATGTTAATGAACCTAGTTCATCAGCATGGGTTGAACAAGCTGATTATGTAATTGCGAACCAGCATCATTATACAAAAATAGTAACATCTAATCCTAAGATTCTAGAGAACTGTTCTAATGCAAAATTTCTTGCATACGGAACAACTTGGCTTAATAAGTCAAAGCATCATCCAGATTCTCTTGGAACTTTCACAGAAGAACTGGGAAGTATTTCAAAAGAAAATTCTGTTAGTATGATTTGTGGTGCTCTTTCTGGTAAAGTGGGATATAATATTAGGCATACTATTTGGAATAATCGTAAGAACATACCAGCAAAATTGAATTTCTATTCATCAACTAGATTTCCAATTGCAGGTGAACCATTACTTCCAAACGATGATAAGATTCATTTGTTCAATTCCATGTATTCTGTTGTAGTAGAGAGTTCCAACGAGCAAAACTATTTTACAGAAAAACTAATAGATTGCCTTATAACAAAGACTATTCCTATTTACTGGGGATGCCCCAATATCTCAGATTTCTTTGATACAAGTTACTGGATTAATCCACAACAAATACTTACATCGGAATATACAGAGAAACACTATCTAGAAAATATAGAAAGAATCAATTCCAATTTTGACAAAGCAAAGTATTATGCAAGTTCATTGATGGATAGAATATTAAAGGTATCTTTATGATTGTACAAATAACACTCACTAGAAATGAATTATTTCTTATTAAAGAAATGATGCCGCATTGGCAAAAATATGCTGATGGATTTGTCTTTATGGTGGATCGTTCTGACGATGGAACCATAGAGTTTTTGAATGAAAATAAAACAAAGTATAATATTCTCAGCATACTAACAACAGAAGTCGGTAATGATACACCGCCGATTGAATCTGAAATAAGACAACGCTTATTTGATGAGGCATTTAAACATTCTGGAAATATTGTTTGCTTGGATACTGATGAATATTTGGATGGTAATCTAACCAAAGAACAGTTGGAGATAATCTTAGAAGCAAATAAAGATACTCTTATTCATGCTCAATGGATTCAATATACCGGAATAAATGAAATACGAGTTGATGGACCGTGGGGGTTTAATCTAAAAGATAGAATTGGTTCATATAGCAAAGCAACTAAGTTTAAATCTGCACAAATGCATTCTGAACATTTGCCAGTACCGGAAAAGCAAGTATCTATTGGAGTTCCTATGTTGTTTATTGCCCATCTGCAGTGGTTGGATAAAAAAGCAGTAGCAATAAAACAATACTATTGGAAAATAGTAGATTATGTACATAGGACTCAATTTGGTATTGATACAATACCAGCTAGTGCATATGATGCATCTGTTAATAACTTCAATTGGCAATATAAAACATTTGACTTTCCATTAAAGGTAGTTTATGATGTATTTAATAATCAATCTATTGAAGATAATTACAAATATAAGTTTATAAAAATGAATGTAAAACAGTATAATATTCCAAATCTAAACGACTGGGGAATGAGTATCCACAATGATGAATGATATTTTAAAATTGGTAGAAGAATTTATAACCAAACAACAAGAATCCAAGAAATGGATTGCTGGTCAGGATGTTGTTCATTATGCTGGACCTTATTTTGGAACTGAGGAGTATGTTGAGGCAATACGTTCACTACTCAATGGATGGCTTGTGTTAGGAGAAAGCGGAATTCGTTTTGAGCAGCAGTTTCCAAAATATGTTGGTAAGAATTTTGGTGTGTTAACTAACAGTGGAAGTAGTTCTAATCTACTCATGATGTCTGCGTTAACATCTAAACGGTTGACAAACTTTCAACCCGGAACCAAGGTAATCACTCCGATTGCTGGTTTCCCAACTACAATCAATCCTATCTTTCAGGTTGGATTTGTTCCTGAGTTTGTTGATATTGATATCGACACTCTTAATCTTAATTTGGATCAAGTAGAACAAAAAGCAAAAGAAGGTTGCAAGGTAATTACTTTTGCCCATGTGTTGGGTAATGCCCCAAATATGAATAGACTCATGGATATCGTAAATGAATATGGTTTAATATTCCTTGAGGATTGCTGTGATGCATTAGACTCTAGTTATGATGGTAAACCATTAGGATCATTTGGTGATTTTGCAAGTTGTTCTTTCTATCCTGCTCATCATATTACTATGGGAGAAGGGGGATTTGTTGCTTGTAACACACAACAGCAAGAGATCGTAGTTCGAAGTTTCCGAGAATGGGGAAGAGGTTGCTATTGTGTAGGCAAGAAAGCTAATCTTCTAAAGAATGGAATGTGTAAGACTCGATTCTCTAATTGGCTACCTGCATTACCTGATGAAATATTTGATCATAAGTATGTCTATGACGAGATTGGTTTTAATCTAAAGCCAATCGAATTACAAGCAGCTATGGGTCTTGCTCAGCTGAAAAAGCTGCCAACAATCACTCAAAAAAGAAACCACAATCATAAAAGACTCAGTGATATCTTTGCTAAATATGAAGAGTTTTTTATTCTGCCAAAAGCAACAGAACATGCAAATCCAAGTTGGTTTGCTTTTGCACTAACAATCAAAGATGGTGCGCCATTTAAGCGTAAGGACATCGTAAACCACTTTGAAGATAACAAAATTCAAACTAGACCATACTTTGCAGGTAATGTAATGTTGCAACCTGCTTATGCTGGAATTATGAATCAAGATGATGTCATAAAGAATTTCCCAAATGCCAGAAAAGTTACTACTGATACATTCTTCTTGGGAACTAGTCCAGTAATTACGGATGAACAGCTAGACTACATAGAAATGATAGCAAACAACTTTTTAATGGAATTTAAATTATGAATAAAAGAGTATTAATTATTACAGGAACGACTGATATGGGTAAAGGTATGTTACCCGGATGGCCACCAGCAGAAGATCGCACAATGGAAGAGGTGTTCGATTTAACCCTG